ATGGCAGAAAGCAAATCGGCAACGGTGGTCTTCACCGACAGTTCACTGCTTGCCAAAAATGCGCAAGCAGCAGCAGGCAGCGCCAAAAGTGCGGCAGATAACGCTTATAATATGGCCAATAACGCCCAAAGAACTGCTGACGGAAAAAATAGTATCTACAGAGGGTCAGACCCCAGTACAGTACCAACTGCTATCCTCAAAGTAGGTGATCTCTACTTTTCAGAAAATGCTGCTTATATTTGGAATGGTAGCTCTTGGGAAGAGACCGTAAGCGATACTACTGGTAAGGACATCCACGCCAAAGTAGAAGAAGCCATGGCGGAAAGCAAGAAGTCAGTAGCAGAGTTGAAGTCAGACGTCGAAGCCAAGGTTAAAGAGCTTGATGATGAAATCGCACAAAATGAGATTAAAACTGGCAATGCGCTGAACTTCTATAAAGAACAATATTACCTTTCTAACAGCTACACCGAATTGGTAGGCGGTAGTTGGTCGGATGAGGTTCCTCCGAGAAAGGTGGAAGGCAAGTACGTTTGGAGTAGATATGTAACGGCGAATGTTGGCGACCCGACCAACCAGCAGTACAGTAAACCAGTTTGCATCAGTGGTTTGGATGGTGAACAAGGTCCACAAGGGCCGCAAGGCGTTCCTGGGGAAAAGGGCGCTGATGGCCGGACGACCTATGTCCACGTGGCTTATGCCGATTCGGCTGATGGCAAGTCTAATTTTAGTGTCAATTACTTTGCTGACGCCCTTTATATCGGTGTCTTGACTGACTACACGCAGGCAGATAGTACGGACTACACTCAATACACGTGGTCAAGACTCAAGGGTGATGCTGGTGATCAAGGCATCCCTGGTCCTAAGGGTGCAGACGGTCGAACTACTTATGTACACTTTGCTTATGCAAACATCACACAACTTGCGCAGGAAACATGGTCCCCCGAATTTGCTTTATCCACTCAAACCGTTGTTCGTTTTGGCGATGAAGCTTCGGGAAAATGGATTTATAAAGATCTGCCAGCGGGAAAATACACCGCAAGCGTTGGACTTTTTGGTAGTGATCCTGCTCTTGGGATATACAAAGTAGTCCAATCCTTCTCTGATTTTTCAGTTACGGAATCAAACGGAAGAGCCTACATAGGCCAATACACCGACTACACTCAAGCGGATAGTACAGATCCTGCAAGCTATAAATGGACAAAAATCAAAGGTGAAACGGGGCCGCAAGGCGCTACAGGGCCGCAAGGGCCTAAGGGTGATACTGGTGACCAAGGTATCCCAGGCCCTAAAGGTGCTGATGGTCAAACTACCTATGTACACTTTGCTTATGCAAACTCAGCGGACGGTAAGACCGACTTTAACGTAAGTTACTTTAGCAATGCCCTCTATGTAGGGACTTACACTGACTACACTCCGACAGACAGCAACGACTATACCAAATACACATGGAGTCGCCTTAAAGGCGACACAGGTAACACAGGCGCAACTGGTCCAAAGGGTGACACTGGGGATACTGGCTTTTTCATCGGCACCACTCCCCCACCTAATCCAGCCAAAGGTACGGTCTGGGCAACCAACGATTCATCTGGCAACATGAACAGTGCCAAGACTTGGAACGGTTCATCTTGGGTCAGCACAGCCTTTACGCAAGATTTAGTTGCAGGGAACATCACGGCCACTAAGATCGTAGGCGGGGAACTTGACGTAAACAAGATCACGGTTAAGAATGCGCAGAATATACCGATTACCTCAACTGCCAGCCTTGGCAAAAAGCTGAGTGACATGGAGCAAGATGCAGATGGGTTACTGCTTACGGTTAAGAACGATGGCCAAAATCTACTACGTGATACAGATACTATGCCCTTCTGGACTGGTGACACAGAGAAAGTAGATACTTTTAAGGCAGTTAAAGCGATTAATACACGTACGGATGGTGGTCCATACGACCCAATCGCATGGAATGGTCTGACTTGTATCAAGCCAAACACTGACTATACGCTCACTTTCTATGCCAGAGCAGACCAAAATGGTGTCACTATCTATAGTTATCTCTACAATATCGGCACAAACACGGCTTATAAAGATGGCTCAACACGTAATACTTTGTCAACAAACTATCAGCGCTACGAAGTCCATTTCCACACGGAAAATTTCAGTGATGGTCGAACTGTCAATTGCTTGCCAATGAGAATTTATACTCCAAACGTTGCGTGTTACATTTATGGAGTGCAACTTGAAGAAGGCGCTATAGCGACAGCATGGTCGCCAAGTCCTAGTGATATTTCTGCGCTGAAAGTTACCTCCGACAGCCTTAACGCCTACGTCAACGGTTCAAGAGGTTCAAAAACCCTCGAAGCCATTCTTTCGATGGACCCTGACCACTCATCTATAGCTCAAGTAGTTAACGGACAAGTGGCAGCGGCTATTGGCACATACTCTGATGGTTCTGTAAGGATTGATGGTAAAGCTTTATATATCAACGCCGACACTAAGATCGAGAATGCGACCATCAAGTCTGCAATGATCGACAGTATTGAAGCTGACAAGATTACTACGGGGACGCTTAATGCAGACAAAGTTAACATAATAAATTTGAATGCTGACAAGATCACGTCTGGGACGCTTAACGGGATGACGATTACTGGGTCAACGTTTATTGCTACCGGCCAACAAAAGGTACTTGTTAACGACAGCGGGTTTGAAGTAGGGAGTATGAAAGGCTCTAAGGCCAAATTATATGCTGGTGGTTTGGAAATAACTACCGACATTAATGACTCTTTAGGTGAACGATTAATAGACTTAGTTATTCTAGATAAAGATGCTGGTCCGTACATTAAAATAAGAGATGGCAAAAAAGATTCTGAGACTCATATCAGTTCTGGAATTATTCAAACACCCGACGCTAGAATCGGTCCTATCCATATTTCTTATCACCACATTCGATCTGACGCTACCATTTGGATATCAAATGATAGCGACTCAAACTTCAATAATCAGGGCTCGGTCGGTCTACAAATCGAAGCAGGGGTTGGCTTAGGAAAAAACACGATTTACACGTATACAAATGATTTATATATTCAAAAAGGTCTTGTTGTAAACGGGGAGTTATACTCAAGCGCCAGCAAGACTACCATCCACTGTCAAAAAGTAATCTCCCAAGTCGCAAACACCGTATCGTCTAGATTGTCCGTCAAAACCGACATCACGCCGGTGACTTATGACAGGGCATTGGCGGCAGTTGAGGGCACCGAGATGTATGATTATCGCTATATCAGTGACGACAGTGGTCAGCACTACGTGTCAGGTATCATCGATGATGTCAATCCAGACCCGCAGTACCACATGGACGATATGCTGATCAACAAGGAGCGGACGGCACGTATCGACGCAAACCTAGTTGGCTACCACCACGTAATCCTACAGGAACTTTTGAAGAAAATAGATGAATTAGAAATTAAAGTAAAGTCATTAGAAACCAGATTAGAATCAAAGGAGAAATAATTATGGAAATTATCGTAAATAGTATTAACCAAACCTACACTCAAGACGAATCAACGAGTCAAATCATTGTTGCTCTGAGTGGCAACTCAACTAGCGGTAATGGCGACTATCTTAGTGCCAGCGTTAACATCACTGCTAAGAATCCTGACGACTTGTTAGACTCTGAAATTGAAACTTTGGCTCGGAAGAAGCTTGCCGATTATGCAGCAGGCGCTATGGCTATCAGAGTCTCAAGCATCAACCGAGTCTTCAACCAATCTGGTGAAGTAGTTAGTGCAGTGGTATCACTGAATGGCACTGCTAGTGACGGGAGTGGCGACTACATTAACTACCGTAAGACGATTACTAGTGCTGACCTGCCAGAAGGTAAGACCTTTGCCGAAATGTCTGCTGGAGCACTCAAGGCTTTGGCTAAGGCACAACTGGTAAACGACACTAAGGTTGCATAGGAGGTTAGTTATGCAAATTTCATCTGAAAACTATATCAGTGTCTTAGCTGAACAGGTCAAGACTTTGACTATCGAAAACGCCCAACTCAAGGCCCACATCTTGGATGTGGAATCCAAGGCAAAGGAGGCCGGTGATGGCAAGACTGAAGAAGGCAGTAGCCAGCCTGCTCAGTAGCCCGTTACATGCGATTGTGGGGTTTGATTTGTTGGTAACGGGGCTGATCCTGCTGACCAATCGACACTATTTCTTCTGGCCGCCCTGGCCGTCCTGGATTACAGCGGCCGAAAATGATATCTTGATCGGCTTGATTGGTGTAGTGGCAGGGCTGGGCATGATCTACTGGGCAATTAGCCCGGAGAAGAGCATCAGCCTTAATCGAAAGCTCATCCCAACTGCTAGCGCTTACTTCACACTCTTGGCGGTGACTGAGCTTTTACACGGTGTTTTTTCTCCACTTGGAACTCCACACATGTATACCAGCGGCCTCTCTGAGCTGATCTTGGTGCTAATCACGCTTTACATGGCGAGAACCAGCCCTACACACTACGACGGATAGAGGTGGTCAAAATAAATTGGAAAGACGTACTGACCAAATTCTTGCCACTCTTACCAACTCTCTTGATCTACTGGGCATCCTACCGCCTTAGCACAGAGAAAACTTCCCAGGAAAAGAAGCGTGATGAGTTTGATCGCCTCAATATCGAAAATACACGGCTATCTGAGGAGCTTGACCGCTATCGCAAACTGGTGGCGGCGAAAGAACGTGAAATCGCTAAATTGCAAAAAGAAATCGCTGAAATGCGTAAATATACCACTGGAGCGCCTACGACAGGTGCTCTTTTTGATGATGATAAGGAAGACAAAAATGAGTTTAATCGATTGGTTTAATTTTATCGTTGCAATCGGCACTGTTGCCCTTGCTGTAGTGGCTGGTGTTTATGTCCATTTGAAGGCTAAGATCGACACTAAAACGGCAACGGGGAAGGTCTTTGATGTGGTAGGCAAGCTGGCCATTTGGGCTGTCAACGAAGCCGAACATAGCCAAGACGGCGGGGAGGCTAAGCGTGAGTATGCCGCAAAGCTGATCAGCGACCAGCTTAAGGCAAAGGGGATCACTGGAATTGACAAAAAAATGGTCTATGGCGCAGTAGAAACTGCCTGGAAGGAGGCAATCAAGGATGTCAAATAAGACTTACGGAGTAGATGTTGCGAGCTATCAAGACACGGACATGGCAGCTTACCGCAAGGCAGGGGCCAGCTTTGCTATTGTCAAGCTGACCGAGGGCACTGACTATGTCAACCCCAAAGCACAAGCACAGGTAACCAGCTCCCGGGCTAACCACCTCTTTACTCACGCCTACCACTTCGCCCGCTTTGGGTCATCTGTTAGCCAAGCAAAAAAGGAAGCGGCTTACTTTATTAAGCAAGCTAAGAAGGAAGATATCAGCCAAAAGCGGATGCTCTGGCTTGACTGGGAAGCAGGGTCAGGCAATGTGGTGACTGGTGCTAAGGCGTCTAACACGGCGGCGATCATGGCCTTTATGGATGCAGTTAAGGCTGCAGGCTGGCGGCCGGGGCTCTATAGTGGTGCATCCCTGATGCGGTCAGCAATCGACACGGCGCAGATCGTCAAGCGGTATGGGACTTGCCTCTGGGTAGCTTCCTACCCCACAATGGCGGCAGTCTCATCAGCAGACTTCGGCTACTTCCCATCTATGGACGGGGTGGCCATCTGGCAGTTTACGTCAAACTGGCACGGACTGAACGTGGACGGCAATGTGGCGGTGGCAGAGATCAACGCCACCTCCGCGACGCCTGCGCCGAAACCTAAGCCAAAGCCCACGGCTACCGACTTCAAAGGAGTTGTCAAGGTCAAGAATCTAGGCGCTGGCAAGGCCAGCTGGAAGGTGCGTCTGCTCTCAAAGGACGGCCACTACACTGATAGCTACGTCCCGCAAAACAGCCGTTGGAAGACCAGCAAGATGGCAACCATTAAAGGTAAGAAGTGTTATCTGATTGGCAAGGATCTGTGGATTCCAGCCGAATTTGTGACAGTACAATAGTGACTAATCCTACCTCCGTGAAGGAGGCAGGATTTTTTTGCGTTTAGGGGTGTTCAATCTACCCTCAAGGGTATATAATAATGTTGTAAGGAATTAGAGGAGGTAAATAAAATGATCTACCGCGACATTACGGTCAAATACTACACCAACAAGAACGGCCTGCTGACCATTGATTGGGATGAAGCCTGGAAAGGCATGCCAGAAGATGACTGGGATTTCGTAGACTCTCACACTGCCCAATTCCACATGTTCAAGAACGATGGCCATGTCAGCAAGCGTGATTGCACTGAGAACGAGATTATCGACCGTGAAGCTGAGCGCCTGCTCCAAAAGCAGCTGAAGGTCGAATCTGAAGCTGAAGAAGACCACAAGCGTGCTGTAGAATTGGCGAAAATTGTCAATGCAGCCGACTTCGAGCATGCCACAGAGTGGGTAGAAATCAAGGTGAAGCAGAGCCACAGTGCGTGGTATGACTCTTATGCGGGCCATGGCAGTTTCCCGTCCGTTTATATTTACGAAGTTCCTTCCAGCGTGGAGAAAGAAGCGATCGAATTGTTCAACATTCGGCGCAAGCACCAAGGCGATTCAAGCTTCAAGTTCTATGATTGTGGAATGACCTACCGAATCACTCGAGAGGCAGACCATTCTAACATCGATCACGAAGAGCCAATCGAGAATTGGATTGAGCCAGCTGAGCAAGTTATGTTTGGAGGAAGATAATGGCGGTTTCTGAAGCACAGAAAGAAGCCAAGAGAAGATGGCGTGCGAAAAATCGGGAAAAAGAACGTTACTATTCCCGGAAAGCCACTGCTAAGACGTTCATTAGAGAAATGGCTACTGCAGAAGACCTACAAGAGCTTCAAGAAGAGATTTCAAAAAGAATGGAGAAAAAATGAATTATAGTTTTGACGCAAACGAGCTGATCACCGAATTAGAAGAAGACATTAATCTCTTTGGCGATGACCTTATTGTTTGGGCCTACTGGATCGTGATGTCAAACTGCCAGGAACTCTATGTCGACTACTATTTCTTTGATGGTGACGAGCTAGAGGATTTCGATAAGAAAATGTCAGAAGAATATGAAGAATTCTTTCGAAAAAAGATGTTGGCCATTGACCTGCTTGATAAATTCAAAAGCGAAAATGAACTGTTATAATTAAGGAGATAGGAGAAATAGAAATGAACACCTTATCAATCGAATACGACATTTTAAAATGTGGAGATACTTCCCACAGTTTCGTCCTAAGTGCGGCTGCAGACGGCATCACGCAAACCTTTACCGACGAAAGCCAGGTGGTTGTCAAGGTCGGGGATGCCAACTTAAAGCAGGTGGCTACCCTGGACACGCTGGTGAACGAAGATGGTTCACTGATTGCGTCATCAGCTAATTTGGCAAAACTAACAGCTGGACAGTACTCAGTCGAGTTATGGCAGACCACCGACACTGGTGTAGTGGTCTATCCGTCAAACGGGCAAGCGATTATCACGCTGATGCCATCTATTAACTAGAAATTTAACTAGAAACGATGAAACAAGGGGAAACACGGAGAAACACGTTCCCGGCGTTCAAGCCAAGATGAAACGCCCAGAAACACCCATAAACAGGGACGGCAGAACCCCTCATCTCCATAAACAAAAGAAAGAGCCTTGAGAAATCAACATTTTCAAGGCTTTTTTGTGTTTCTAACTAGATAATAACTAGAAAAGCTTGTTTAAAACGCGTTTTACGTTTTGTTGGCCCTCTTGGGTGGCGTGCATGTAGATCTCCATCGTGATGTCGATTGACTCATGTCCCAGAATTGCTTGCACGTCAGTCGGCTTGATCGATGGATCCGCCATAATCAGCAAAGACGCAAAAGTATGCCGGAAGCCGTGGATCCTAATCTGCCGGAGATCCGGATCATGCTTATAAACGGCCTGAAGCCATTGGGCTGGCTTGCTAAGACGGAGATAGTCGCCATCAAGCGTGTGAAAAAGGTGCGGGCAGAGATCGCTATGGTACTCTTTCAAAACGGCTGCCATCTGATCTGTCAGCGGAACCGTGCGGATCCCGGCTTTGGTCTTTGGCGGCTGGATCCCAAACTTGCCACCAAGGCCATAAGCAAGGGTCTTGGTGACAGATATCTGGCCTTGATCATAGTCGATGTCGGACCAGTCAAGGGCTAGTGCTTCGCCTTTTCGGAGGCCCGTGGTAGCTAGGAGCATGAAAAAGGTGTAGGTACGGAGTCCTACCTCTTTAGCGTCCTGCAGGAAGCGTTCAAGCTCATCTCTACTATAGTAGTTGGTGCTGATGTCTCTGCGAGGTCTGGAGGTGGCTTTGGGCATGATAATCTGCTGGACAGGATTAGTCTTGCAGTAGTCCAGGCGCTTGGCAAACTCGAAAAGTGTCCCCAGCAGACGCACAACCACCTTGTAATTTACCAGCTTGGCTGCCAAATCGTTTGCCCAGAGCTGGACAGTGGCTGTTTTTATCGAGCTGATCCGCTTATCGCCAAAAGTGGGCTTTATGTGCACTCTATAGCTGGTCAGCGTCTTGCTGGCAGTGGACTCTTTGACGCCACCCTTATAGCTATCAAACCAAAGCGACCATACTTCTTCCACGGTTGCCTTTTTTGGCGCTTTGGCGGCCAATCCTTGGGCCTTAAGTCGGTTGTAAGCTGCCGATGCTTGGGCATAAGATTTAAAGCCGCTCCGGGTGGTGTTGATCGACTTTCCGCTTTCGTCCTGGCCCAGATAAACCTGGAATTTGTATTTTGTTTGGCCCCGGCTGGTGTATTTTTTGATTGCAGGATTACGCTTTGGCATAAGATCACATCCTTATTTGATCTTAAACGTCTTGTGACACGTGTCGCAGAAAAATTGAGTCCCGTCTTTCTTTCCAGCAAACCCAGCTAAAAGACCAATCCCGCCAGTCAAAAGCGCACCACCAGCCGCTTTTCCAAAAGAAAATCCCTTCCGATGGTTGCCTACCAGCTCCACGTGGGTGGATCCGCATTTAGGGCAGAGGATCCCGTGGTAGTCCGGCAGATCAGAAATTTTGGTTTTCGAAAATTTAAAAGATTCTTTCCAGCCCAAAAGCATGATTTTCTCGCCAGTAAATTCCTTGAAGCATGCCGGGCACAAGAACCCATCTTTGAAAACAACGAAGCGTTTCATGTTTTGAACACCGCAATTTGCACATTCTTTTCTTTTCATTTTTTACCTCTTATTGAAATCTTGACATTTTGATCATCTTGCCGATAATCTTGCCCGGGTGATCCTGGTCCAGAACAATCGGGCTAAAACGCGGGTTATCTGGTGACAGGATCACTTGGTTTCCTACGCGTTTGACACGCTTGAGTGTAGCTCTGGTATCGCCATCGACCAAAACCGCAGCTATCTCGCCATCTTCAACCTCTGGCTGCTGTCTGATATAGGCAATATCCCCGTCTAATATGTATGGTTCCATGCTGTCACCTTCACATTTTAGCGCGAAAATGCTGTCTGGATCGACTGACTCCGGGAAATACTCCGTAATGTATCCTTCTATATTTTGATCAGCGGTGATCGGTTCGCCACACGCTATGTGGCCGATGAGCGGGATCTCAACTAGATGGGATTGATCAACTGGAACCACGTTTTCAGGCAGAGTGGCAAAACGCGGGTCAATTTCTTCATTAGATACTCTGAAAAATTCTGCCAACTTTTCAACATTTTTAGGCGATGGCAAAACCTTGCCGTTAAAGTAGTCATAGACCGTGCTTTCGCTGATTCCGGTTTGGCGGACAACATCTGCTTTTTTATAAGCCGTCTTGCTTAATAGCTCATTAAGGTTGCCGGCGATAACTGACTTTAGCTGTTTTTCTTGCGGTGTGTAATTTGCCCTTGGCATCTTGCTGCCTCTCTTCTTTTAAAACTTTTTTATACCTCAATTATGGCATTTTGCCGTTTTAAAGCAACAAAAAGTTGAAAAAAGTTGGCTTTTTGTGTTGACTCCCGATCTAGAACGGGGTATTATTAAGACATAAAGTTGAAAGGAGGAAACGAAGTGCCGAAGATTTCCGTAAGAGCTGCACGTGTAAATGCTGGCTTTTCTCAAGACGAAGCCGCTAAGAAGCTAGGAATTTCCAGATTCACGTTGCAAAGATATGAGTCTGACCCAAAGCAGATCCGGCAAGGGATGCTGGAAAAGATGCGAGTAGTCTACAACATGGACCACGACAATCTTTTTTTTAAGATTTAGCCCCGGTCTAGCCCGGGATAAGGAGGGGAGGCGATGCCGGAGTACTTAAAGGCTGCGCAAGCTGCCGAATACCTGGGAATTTCCAGAACAACTTTCTGGAGGCTTCGCAGAGATTATCCACTAAAAGCCTACTTTTTCGAAGCGTCGCCCCGTTTTAAACGGAGTGACATAGATAAGTGGGCAGAGCAGTTTAAGGAGGAATAAAAGTGGAAACCAAACTGATCAATGTCGAAGTAAAGAACAACCAACAACTTGTGTCAGCTAGAGATTTGCACAAGGCGCTGGAATTGAAACGTCACTTTGGTGACTGGGTAAAGCAAAATTTTAAAGACTTTGAAGAGGGCACTGATTTTGTGTTTGCACCTCAAAGTGCAGACATGCCGAACGGAGGTGTCAAGCAGGTTCAAGACTATGCCGTAACAATTGACATGGCAAAAGAGCTTTGCATGATGTCCAAAACGGCCAAGGGTAAAGAGGTTCGGCAGTATTTCATTCAAGTTGAAAAGAATTGGAACAGCCCGGAGATGATTATCCAACGGGCACTGGAAATCTCTAATGCTAGGGTTCAGAAGCTGCAAGCACAAAACAAAAGCTTGACCTTGCAACTTGAAGAGTCCAACAAAAAAGCGAGCTACTTGGACATCATTCTGGGAACACCGGACTTGCTGGCAACTACTCAAATTGCGGTCGATTACGGCTTTAGCGCTAGAGCGTTCAATCAACTTCTTAAGGACGTTGGGATTCAGCACAAGGTTAACGGACAGTGGATTCTCTATAAGGCTTACATGGGCAAGGGATACGTCCAAAGCAAGTCATTCACCTTTAAGGACAGCAAAGGGCATGACCGAAGCAAGCCAAGCACTTACTGGACACAGAAAGGAAGAAAACTGATTTATGACGTACTCAAAGAAAACGGCACGCTTCCATTGATCGAACGAGACGACCTGCCATTCTAGAGGGCAGAAATGAACCTTTTGAACGAGAGGGCGCTTAAAGCCTTGATTGAAGAAACGATTAAAGAGCAGCGTCCACGTCTTGAAGAAGACCTATTTGAGAAAAAGGAAGGATGAAAAAATATGATTTCAATCTGGGAGGGTCTCGCATGGGCCATCATCGGTTTGTTAACTGGGATTGTCTTGGGCGATCCCGACAAAAAGAAATATTTCAATTAAGGAGGTGATGACATGAGCAAGCAAACGATTAAGAAGGTCATCAAAGCTTCAAATGCTTTTCTCGGCAGCAAAAAAGCTACTCCCGCAAAGCGGAAGTAGCCAGCAAATTTAAGTGGCGATCTCGCACATCGCCTAGAAAGAAGTATAACACAATGCTTTACATTAGTAAGCATCTCAACGAGATCATCAAGATATCGGATGAATTTGAAGCCCAACTCTATGACTGGGCTAAGCAAGGATCATCAAGCCCGCAGGGAGCTATCGACAAGATCCGGCGGGTTGTGTCCGATGAGTTTCCAGACGGATACGCAGCCACTCGCGATGACGTGGTCAAGGTAGCCCTAATCCGGAAGGAACTGGAAGACGTGATCCGCAAAATTAAGAAGGAGGCACTCCGCCAGAAATGGCCTACGAACTCAGAGGATACCAGCAAGAGTTAATCACTAGAATCCGGCAGTCTCTGGCCAGTGGCCACCATCAAATTATAGTGCAAAGCCCGCCAAGAACGGGCAAGACGGTGGTGATGGCAGAGATCGCCAGGCGGACGACCGATAAGGGCAACAGGGTTTGCTTTATCATCCACCGCAAGGAAGTGCTGGAACAGGCAAAAGCTACCTTCCAAGAGCAGGGAGTGGATCCCAATCTTCTGGAGGCTGACATGGTCCAGAGCTTGACCAGGCATGTGGATGCGATGCACCCGCCAGAGGTGATCTTGATTGATGAAGCCCACCACGCTCTGGCCAAATCCTACAGGCGGATCCTGGAGGCTTTTCCCCAGGCTTACGTCCTGCTTTTTACGGCAACGCCAGTCCGAACAGGCCGGAACCAACTTGATCAGATCGCTGACGACATCATCGTCGGCAAGTCGATTAAGGAGCTGACAGAACAGGGCTTCCTGGCCCCGTTTAAGTACTACGCGGCCAAGGACAAGGACGTAGATGATCAGAAACTCCGCAGGTCCAGTACTGGCGACTATGTCACAGCATCGATCGAAGAAGCCGTAAGCCACAAGATCTACTCTCACACAGTGGATGAGTATCTCACCAAAGCTGGCGGCAAGCAGGCAGTGGTCTACACCTACTCAGTCGAAGCCGCTAACTACCTCGCACGAGAATTTAATGCCAGAGGGATCACGGCTGAGGCCATTGACGCAACCACGCCTGCCCAGGTAAGAGACACGGCAGTCCGAAAATTTAGGGACCAGCAACTGAAAGTGCTGGTCAACGTGAACCTTTTTACTGAAGGAATCGACCTGCCCAACGTCGACTGTGTCATCATGGTGCGGCCAACCATGTCGCTAGCGCTTTACATGCAATTCAGCATGCGGTGCCTCAATCCCCGGCCTGGCAAGATCGCAGTCATCATAGACCAGGTCGGCAACTGGGAGCGGTTTGGCTTGCCGAATGCTGATCGGGACTGGAAAGTCCTGGCCAAAAGCAAGGCTAGCCCTGCCAAGTCCTTAAAGCGGGGCGGAGTACAGGTTATCCAATGTCCTGACTGCTTCGGCGTGGTGGAAAAAAGTGAGGTGGAAGACAATACCTGCCCGCTATGCGGCTACTCCCCACTGGTCAAAAAGCGCGGATATGCTGAACAGAAGGCCCAGCTGGTCGAGATTAAGGCCAGCGACCAAGTTAAACGAATCAAGAAAATCATAAGCGACCAAGTGATGCTGAACGTTTCCACCAAGCGGATCGATCAGCTTCAGAGTCGCCAAGAATTTCAAGCATATGCCAAGCTCCATGGCTATAAGCCGGGATGGGTCTGGTATATGTGGAATAAAAAACGGAAAGGAACTATCTAATGTTTCAATTGCCGAAGGATGAGACACTTCACCCAAAGTGCCAACCCAAAAATTTCTTTATTTACGGGGCCACGATGTCCGGAAAGAGCTTCTTCTCAAGCTATTTTCCACATCCGTTGGTCCTGAACACCGATGGAAACTCGGCCCAGGGGACAGCGCCAAGCATCCAGATCCGAAACGTCCGGAACAAAGATGGCTCCCTTAAGAAGGGATGCATCGAACAGCTTGTTGAGATTATCACGGCTCTCCAGCAACCGGGAGTGACTTTTCAGACGATCGTAGTAGATGTCACTGAAGATGTCTGCACGATGATAGAGCAGGAAATATGTATGGTTCACGGTGTCCGCACCATCGGGGACATTCCCTATGGGACTGGCTACGCTGAATTAAGTGCCTGCGTCCAGCAACTGGTAATGGATCTTAAATCCTTGCCTATGAATATCATCTACATCTCCAGAGAGCTGGAGATTGTAGACGATCAAGGCAAGACCAAGACGATGCCAGCGCTTAAAAGCCGCTACTACAACATCGTCAACGGCAACTGCGACCTGGTGGTGAGAACCTTTAAGATCGGCGACCAACACTATCGGACTGTAGTCGACAAACGAGCTAACTACAAGCCAGAAGATATTGAAGATAAAAGAATCCGGCAGCTCTTAGAATCCTGCCAAAACATGTTTAAGAAGAATTAATTAGGAGGAAAAAATTATGTCAATGTTAGATGTACTTAAGAGTTTGGAAAGCGAACATTTTGACGCCAAAAAAGGCAAGGTGTCAGACAGCATTGAAGACCTGCCAGAAGGTACCTACAACTGTGTCCTTAAGAGCGTGACGCACCGGGCCAAGAACGGCCGTGGGTTCTTGATGTTTGGCCTTGAAGTAGTCGATGGCAACTATGCTGGCCGGACAGAATCCATCTTCCCGACGCTGGAGCAAACCACCAGCAAGGGCAACCCGATGCCTGACTTCGTATTAGCCCGGAGCATCAAGACCATCAAGATTATCGGGGCTATGGTCGGCCTGGACGTGCCTAACCAGTGCTTCTTGAGCGACGATGCAGACGCCAACTACGACGCGATCGAGAAGGCTTTTGACGGCTTCGAGGGCAAGATGCTCCAGATGACGATCAAGCTGAGTCAAAACAAGAAGAACCCAGACCAGCCTTACCGCAACTACGAATTTGCCCCAGCTGAGCAGCCGAAGGTGGCAGAGGTCAAGGTTGACCCGTTTGCCCAATCCGCTGGTGCTGAGGTAAACGAAGACGACCTGCCATTCTAGGGGGCAGAACAATGGAAAACTTAGTTAACTACGCGAAAAGCTATGCATCACATGGCTTTAGCGTAATCCCAATTGTGAATAAACGACCTTTAATCAAGTTTGCCAACAGACCAGCTTTAACCAAAGAGGAGATTGATGCCATTTGGACCAAGCATCCAACGGCATCGATTGCCTTGCAGACACGTGAGTTCTTGGTCATTGATGTCGACCGTCACGAAGGCGGTGACGGCATGGAATCAATCAAAGCCCTGGGCCATAACGAATGGTTCAAGGACACGCTTTGCGAGAGAACTCACTCCGGCGGTTTTCACTTCTACTTCAGGAAACCTGCCAAGCAGGAAATCACACAAAACATCGGCTTTTTGCCACATGTTGACCTCAAGGCCCACGACAATAACTACGTGGTGGTAGCTCCCAGTCCAGGCTACAAGTGGCTTAATCACAAGCCTATCCAGCCTTTGCCAGACGGCTTGCTGGAGCTAATCCTTAAAAAACAAGCTGAGAACAAGCCATCGGCTGGCGTAGAAGCAGGATATAAGGTTGATTCTAAGTCAGCAACCGCAGCCCTTTTCGAGCAGATTGTCGATGGGCTTGGCGCTACAGGCGGCAGAAATAACGCTCTGGCGTCGTTTGTCGGTGGTCTGCTATATCGGGGCGTAGACCCTTATAAAGCCGCTCAGCTGGCCGCTTTGGCCAATGAGAACACGCAAGATAAGTTGACCACCGAGGAAGTGGAGAAGACAGTCAACTCGATGATTGAGAAGGAATTACGAAGAAGGGCGGGCACAGATGAGTGATAAATTGCACGTCGTGACGGACAAGGCGGATGAGCTAAAGAAGGTACAGTCTAAAAAGAAACTAAATTTCATCTTGAACGCTCAAAACCAGGTCAAGTCGACCAGCTTGGCAAACGTGGCGCTGATTCTCCGGCTGGATCCGCACTTATCTGGTGTGTTCAAATGGAATGCCTTCACCGAGGCCATTGACGCCACCAAGGACGTCAAGATTGATCTGTCCAAGTGGAACATGCCGAACATCCATATCAAAAAAGGCCCAATCAACGACCACGTGGTCGATGACATCGCACTTTACTGCGATATCTTCCCAGATTACCGGGTAGCCTTCAAAACGCCACTTATCTTGCAGGCGCTGGGGACAGTAGCCCGGGACCAAGCCTATAACCCGGTCACTGACTACCTTAAGAACTGCTATAAAAAGTGGGACAAGAAGCACCGCATCGATGACTTTCTGCCGGACTACCTGGGAGCTGACCGCACCCCTGCCAACGATTTGATCATCAAGCTGGTATTGATGGGTGTGGTGGCTAAAGCCGCCAATCCCAACACTAAATTTGACTGGGTCTTGGACCTGGTCGGTGGTCAAGGTGTGGGGAAGACCACATTACTGATGAAGCTGGCACCGCCAGGTACCTACACGGACCAATTCTTAAGCTTTACGGACAAAGACGACTTCGCAGCCATGCGAAACGCTTTGATCGTCAACGATGACGAAATGACGGTGTCAAATCGGACTTCTTTTGAAGAAATTAAAAAATTCATCACCATGAAAGAGTTCACTTACAGACCACCTTATGCCCGGTCAAACGAGACCTTTAAGAAAAAGTTCATTTTGTTCCGGACAACCAACGAAATTCGCCACTTGAAGGACAAGTCCGGTGACCGGCGGTTCTTGTCGATTATGTGTCACAGAGAACAGCAGAAACTGCACCCCGTAACCAATCTTGACCAGGACTACATCGACCAGGTATGGGGCGAGGCAGTACACCTCTACAAGACGACCACTGAGCCATTCAAGCTGACGCCTGAACAAAACGAATTGCTGGACGAATCGAGACAGCAGTTCATGTATACCACCGCCTTGGAGGATAACCTGCGCGATGCACTGACCAACGACTTTGCTGATCGAACTTTCATCTCAAACCATGAACTCTGGAAGGACCTGCAGATTATTTCCGGCACTGCTTTGACAGAAAAGCAAAAGGAAAAGATTCGCTACTACATGGAGCACATGGGTTGGAACGTAGGTTCAGTAAGAAAGGTAAAATCGGGGAATTCCCGCAAATCTATGCGCGGATTTTCGAGATAGGCGTAGTCATTTGCAGTCACATTGTAGTTAGCCTTAGCCCTTGGGAGAGTAATGGTTATAGTATATTGACTACATGACTACGTCTATATATAAACTATAAACTTAATAATAAGAGGAGGGGGGAAGGTAGGGATATTTATATAATGTTGCAAAAAGGCGTAGTCATGTAGTCTCCTTATCAAATCCCTTGGGGGTAGTAAGGATCGAGGTGGTTACACACTTGCTACGTTGACTACATTCAAGGAGAAAAACAATGACGAAGTGGATTGAAAACATTGAGAGTCCGATGGTCTGGGCGGTGATGGTAGAAATTGACGGACGGCTACAGATGTGCAGAGCTGGCAGTCATCCGATGATCTATGTCAGCCAGGCCATGGCTAGGGCTCAAATGAGACGGATTAAAAACGAGGGCTGCGTGCGGCCTTTAAAAGTCATCCGCTATACTGTGGATTCTGAAATTATAAACTGGAGGAATTAACAAATGATCAGAACTAGAATCTACCTAGATACGGGCTTCCACATTGATGTTCAGGAACCAGTGGAAGAGGTTAGAAAGATGCTGCAATACTCAGCGGATGGTTGTTTTATCGCTTTTACGTTTGAAAACGGGGAAACGATCAACATTATACGTGACCATGTTATTTCGTTTACGAAGTTCTAATCATGAGAGAATCCGACATTCAAAAAAAGGCAATGGTGGCCTTGACTAAGGCGGGATGCAAAGTATTTAGAGCCAACGCAGGTAAGTTTCTCAGCCTTGATGGCCAGCACGTCATTCAAGGCTTGCCAAATGGATTCTTCGACCTCTTTGGATTTCGCGTCAGCGACCACCAGATGTTTTTTATCGAGATGAAGACTAAAAAAGGACGACCAAGGGAAAGTCAAAAGCGATTCCATGAGATGCTTACCAGCTGCGGTGTCATCCATGGCATTGCTAGGTCGCCCGAAGATGCAGTGAAGATTGTTAGAGAGGAGCTGATTGGTTATGGCTTTTGATGGTAAGGCGCTAAATCGTCTCTATGACTGGTGGCAAGTAAACGGCAGCCCAGACATCCACTACTGGCTGACTTATGACGGATGCTTAACATTTTTCCGTAAAGGTCAGCTGCCAAGCGTCGCACGGATCGTCCACAGAGACAACGGCACCTGCTTCCTGGACTACGATGCTGAGGACGATCCCTTTACACCTAAGGAGCACAGAGCACTAGCCAAGTTTGTGAGGGACAACAATGCAAAGTTTTACGATTAGCCTTAGTTGGGGAGTTTGGATACTAGCCACGATCTGGCTGCTTTTAAAGCCAAGCTGGCTTAATTTCGCTGCCTGGTTAGCACTTATGGCCACCAGCTTCGCCAGCGTTTACTTAGTGGGGTGAATAAAATGGAAAAGGTATTTTATCCAACGAAGTATGGATTACAATCGCGCTTTAAACTGGCCAAAAATACGCCAGAGGCAATCGTGCGCTGGGTTGATGCCCAGCCAAGAGCAGTGTATGGCATTGAGCGCAAGGTTGATGGACTAGAAATAACTGTCAGCAAGCGGGGACGGCGTAAGCTTATTCCCTGGTGCTGGATTACAGGATTAAGACAAGCGGGGTATAACTATGGACTTCCACTGTAACTGGTGCGGAACTATTCTGGAAAAAGGGGACAGTTATCTGGAATATCAAGGCTTAGGCTTTTGTTGCATGGAATGCGCAACGGACTACATCATGAGCGATGTAGAACTGCTAGAGAAGGTAGTAGGGGAGGACGAAAGATTATGAGTTACGGTTTTGGTTTTGAAGTTAAGCAGACTGGCCAGGGCTATCACGTGGCCAAGCCGGGATTTGACATGATAATCAGCCGGGAATTCCTACAGTCGGTGGACTACACCGAATTGCGGCGGCTTGAGCTGGTCATGCGGGATCTCATGAAGGAGTGATTTTATGGACGACCTGGAGCTGGATCCACGGCTAACTGCTCGCAAAACTGATCAATATCTTAAACACGACTTTGAGCGATACCTCCGCGAATGCGGCGCTCACAGAACCGATATAAGCTCCCCCAGCATGTCCGGGATGCCAGGCGGCACGCTTGCCAACCACCAGGAAGATAATGTCTTAGAAGGCCTATATGCGGCTTCTGTGGTCGACTGCATCAAGCACACGATTGCTAACTGCTCCGATTGTGATATACGCAAGCCCTACAAAATCATCCTGGTAGATTACTATCTTAAGGGGATGCAGGGGTTTAAAATTGCTCAAATAATTGGGTATAGCGACCGTCAATTCGCGACTAAGAAGCAGTTGGCACTCTGCGAGTTCGCGGACCGCTTTGAGTACTGGAAGCAAGTGTTTAAGGTGCAAGATCAACCTTGCTTGCAAGTGCCGAAAATTGCACAAAGTATGCATACAACATGCAAGGAAAAAGAGATATTATAGTAACGTAAACAAAAATAAATGTTTGTCAGCTTTATACCGAAAGTTTAGTCATAGCTGCGGGTGGGTTCGACTCCCGTCTGCAGCATAGCCTGGTTAAGCGACCGGGCACTTTTCCCTAACTTAATTCATATAGTTCCTTCCGTTTTTCATGGTTTTATCACAGTAGGCTGGTTGGGTAGTGCCTATCTCCTTTTTATAATCGATACCCAATAATGACTGTCATAAAATGCTTTGGCACGGCATGTTCGATTCCTGCACCAGCTTTAGCCCCTTTTGGGGCTTCGAAAATAATAATCTAGCACTAACTCTTTGTTTAATTATTTTTTCCTCCAAATATATTTTTAAGCTGGATGTCAGTGGTTCAATTCCACTGGGATTCATAGCCCTTCTAAGTCGCCACCATCCCAGGTGAGACTTAGTTAAGCGAAGACGGTGGACTACAGCCACCAGAGCGGGTGAGTTTCAGATTGTAGCATGGCCTGGTGGCCGTGCTTTTTTGTTTCAGTAGAAAGGTGGTGGCAGTGCTGAAACTTACGATTAAACAGAAAAAATTTGCTGATGAATATATTCGGCTTGGTAACTCAACACAGGCTGCCATCAATGCTGGATATTCCAAAAAAACAGCGCGGCAAATAGGCGCAGACAACTTGTCAAAAGCTTACATTCGTGAATACATCAATGAAAAAATGGATGCTTTGGACAAAAAGAAAACCATGCAAATCAAGGAAATCATGGAAGAGCTAACGTCAATAGCCCGCGGTGAAATCAAAGAAGAACGCCTAGACAAAGACGGCAACATCGTGGAGACACGTCCGCTTTTTGCGGATCGCCTAAAAGCGATGGACATGCTGGGCAAGCGCTATGGCATGTGGAATGGCATGGCGCAGGAAGCTGCCAGTCAAACCGTGATCATCGATGACATGACGGATGGTGACGAAGATGAAGGTTAGACTGACAGACCAGATCAACCCGCACTTCCGTAAACTCTGGAATACGAAGAGACCTTACGTCATTGCTAAAGGTGGCCGTGGCAGTTTTAAATCATCAGTGATTAGCATCAAGCTGGTCTTCGACATGATCAAAGCGATTAATGGCGGACACCGGGCCAACGTTGTCTGCATCAGAGAAAACGCCAGCTACCTGCGGGATTCCGTTTATAACCAGATCCTTTGGGCAATGGACATTCTCAAAGTCAGCGACCAGTTTAGAACCAGGACAAGTCCTTTAAAGATTGAACACGTTCAATCCGGATCAGCTTTTTATTTCTACGGCGCCAATGACCCGATGAAACTCAAGTCAAACAATGTCGGGAATGTCATTGCACTCTGGTTTGAGGAGTTTAGCAATCTTAAAAATATCGACGTGTTCGACCAGGCTGTCCCGACTTTCATTCGACAAAAGCCAGCTTGGCTAGATCAGGCCAAGGTTTATTGTTCATACAACCCGCCTAAAAATCCGTACTTGTGGATAAATGAGTGGATAAGCCAGAAAGAAAATGATCCGAATTTCTTTATTGATCATTCCACTTATTTGGACGATAAGCTGGGCTTTACGACCAAGCAGCAGTTGGACATGATTGAGAGCTACAAGGAAAACGACTTCGATTATTATCGATGGCTTTATTTGGGCGAGGTCGTAGGGCTTGGAACAAACGTTTACAACATGGATCTGTTCCATTCAGCCAGTGCAATTCCTGACGGAGACTACATCACCGATATCTATTACGGCATGGACGCTGGGCACGAAGTATCAGCAACCACGGTGGTAGCAGTTGGGCTCACTCGCAAGGGCGATGTTTATCTGCTGGACACCTACTACTATTCACCAGCAGGCAAGACGAACAAGAAGCCACCTAGCGAGTTAGCCAAGGATATTCATGACTTCATTGGCCAGGTAACGGAGAAATATGATAAGTATCCAACACGGTTGACCATGGATTCTGCGGAAGGCGCGCTTGATAATCAATATTACTCGATGTACGGCATCCGCTGGCACAAGGTGCACAAGCTCAAGGAAGTCGACATGATCGACCGAGTGCAAGATCTACTGGCACAAGGCCGAGTTTATTATCTTGACCAGCCTGCCAATCAGATTTTTATCAAAGAGCACCAAAAATACCAATGGGACGAAAACACGCTTCAAAGTGATAATCCAAAGGTTATCAAGGAAGACGACCACACGGTCGACGCGTTTAAGTACTGCGTCCTGGACAACGAAAGAGACTTCGGATTGAAGTGGTAGGAGGTGGACAATGGCTTTTTGGGACACACTTAGAAACCTATTTCGGAAAGGAAGTGCAGCAGTCGGAATGACGAAGAGTTTAGGTCAGATTATTGACGATCCCCGGATTAACATGTCAGCCGATGAGGTGGAACGGATCGCGCGGGCTAAACGTTATTACATGGACGACTTGAAGCAGGTTACGCACAAAAACTCATACGGCGAGACGCAAAAGCACGAAATGCAGTCGGTCAACGTTACGAAGCTGGCCAGTGCTAAGCTCGCTAGTTTAATCTTTAACGAACAGTGCCAGGTCACCGTCAGCGATGAGACTGCCAACGACTTTTTGGACGATGTTTTCCAGGATAACGACTTCTATACTACTTTTGAAGAGAAACTTGAAGAATGGATTGCGCTTGGGTCCGGATGTGTCCGGCCTTACGTTGAAGGTGACAAAATTAAGCTGGCTTGGGCAACTGCTGACCAAGTTTATCCTCTCCAAGCTGACACAAACCAAATTAACGAAATTGCGATTACGTCACGGACAACCCAGGTTGAGAACCATAGAACAATTTATTACACTTTGCTGGAGTTGCACCAATGGGACAGCGGCGACTATGTAATCACTAACGAGTTATATAGATCAGAAACCGCTGATACAGTCGGAATCAATGTGCCGCTTAACACATTGGAGCAGTATGAAGGTCTTGAACCGCAAGTCAAGATTACTGGCTTGAAGCATCCGCTTTTTGCTTTTTACCGCAACAAAGGGGCAAACAACAAGAATTTTACGTCTCCAATGGGCATGTCTTTAATCGACAATTCTTACACCGTTATCGATGCGATCAACCGAACGCACGACCAGTTTGTCGATGAGGTTAAGAAGGGCCAGCGGCGCTTGATCGTTCCTGCAGAGTGGCTGAAAACCGGGTCCAGTTACGGTGGCCAAGCAAGTGAGACTCACCCGCCAATGTTTGACCCAGACGAAACGGTTTATCAAGCGATGTATGGCGATGCTAGCGAAGTTGGTTTCCATGACGCAACTAGTCCTATCAGAGTGGCTGACTATCAAGCTACGATGGACTTCTTCTTAAGAGAGTTTGAAAACCAGACGGGACTTTCCCAGGGCACGTTTACCACCTCGCCTAGTGGTATCCAAACCGCAACAGAGGTGGTTACCAACAACAGCCAAACATACCAAACCCGGTCCTCTTACATCACTCAAGTCGAAAAGACTATCAAGGCCTTGACCTACGCCATCTTTGAGCTGGCTAGCGTACCTAGCTTTTATGCTGACGGCCAAGCGAGATGGACTGGCGATGTAGACAGCCTGGATATCACGATCAACTTCAACGATGGCGTTTTTGTTGATCAAGATTCCAAGCGTACTGCTGACCTGCAGGCAGTCCAAGCCCAGGTGATGCCAAAGAAGCAGTTCCTGATGCGCAACTACGGACTTGATGAAAAAGAAGCCGATGAATGGTTGGCACAAATCGATGCGGAAAACTCAACGGCTGAACCGGAATTTAATCAATTTGGCGGTGAATAGCCATGACTCCGGCAGAGAAAGTCGCTGATCAATACGTGATCCTGCAGCAGGAGATCTTTGGGATGTTGATCGACACACTCAAAGGTGTTCGGCCTCGTTTAACGGATCTCAAATCTGAGGAAATGGTCGAATGGCGGATTAAAGCCCTAGCGCAAATGGGGGCATTAACCCAACAGGTAATTGACTACGTTAAAAAACAATCGCCCGCAATTGCAAAAGCGATTGATTTAGTAATCAAACGCGATGGATTGAAGGTCAGCCAGTCTTTTAACCGAGATTTGGCAAAACTTTTAAACCAGCAAATCAAGCCGGTTAGCGCTGAAACAATGCAAGTGCTAGATTCCTATGCAGCCCAAACTTGGAAGAGTTTAGACAACAACATCAACCAGTCGCTATTGTCCACAAACGTGGGCAAGAATCCCGCTTTGAGGGTTTACCAAGATATTCTAAACAAATCTACCTTGGCGGTCACAACAGGCCTTAAAACGCCGCAGGAAGCGATTTTTGACAATATCGACGACTGGGTTAAGACTGGCCTGCCAACCACTTTAATCGATAAGGGCGGCCACAAATGGAGCCTTGAGGGATACACAAGAACAGTAATCACGACAACCACCTTGCGAACCTACAACGACGTTCGGATGCAGTCATTAAAGGACTACAGCCAAACGCTGGCGATTATGACATCACACCCAGCCGCAAGACCGGCCTGCGCTCCAATCCAAGGCAAAGTGGTTAACACGGTTGACCACGGTGACCCGAGGTTTAACCCTAAGTACCCAACAATCTACGACTACGGGTACGGCACGCCTGCGGGAACGCTGGGGATTAACTGCATGCACCAGCTTTATCCTTATGTAGAAGGTGTTACGATCAATCGCCAACAGCATTATGATGAGCAGGAAGCGATTGAAAACGGCCAAACCCAGCAGACGCAGCGCTACTACGAGCGGCAGGTCCGCAAATGGAAACAGCGCAAATTAGCGGCTGAAAGAATCGGCAATACGAATCTGGCAGCAAAATGCAGTAGCGCAATTCGCGGCTATCAAGCCAAAATTAGAAAAATAGTAAGTGAAAATGATTTCTTGACCCGGCAGTATGACCGGGAATCGACCTGGGCAAGTCGTTAAAAGGCCTTATTGTTATGTCCGATCGAGTTCGTCGCTCGTAAAACTAACGTAAGGAGACACCAATGGAAAGAAAATTTTTGACAGATTTAGGCCTGGATTCCGACCAGGTTAATAGCATTATGGCCCAGTATGGCAAGGATATGCAGAAGTATGAGGGCTTGGAAGCTGAAAGAGATGCGCTCAAAAAGGCCAGCAGCGAATTGTCCAACAAGATTGAAGATTTGAAGGCAAATAGTGCCAACGTCGAAGACTTGACTAAGCAAATCGAAAAATTGAAGTCGGATAACGAAAATGCTACAAAGCAATTGAACGATCAGAAACTTGACTTTGCCGTCACCAGCACCATTAAGGACTTTGGTGCAAAGAATACCAAAGCGGTTAAGGCTCTGCTTAACCACGATGACATTCGCTTTGACAGCAAGGGCAATTTAATCGGGCTGGAAGACCAGCTTAAATCTCTCAAGGATTCAGATAGTTATTTGTTTGCAGAAGACAAGCCTGCTGGCAAGCCAATCCAGGCATTTCCTACGGGGAACCCGGAAGCTGGCGGCAAGGATGTCAGCCTGCATCAAAAAATTGCACAAAGATTGAAAGGATAAGTAAATGACTATTGTTTTAGATTCAAAAGACCTTGCACGGATTGACGAAGAATACAAGGCTGATTCACAAGTTTGGAGTTACTTAACTGGTGGTAATGGCGTAAGCGCCGCTGATTTCGTTGGCGCTAACGAAGTGCGGATCAACAAGCTGAGTGGTTTCGTTGACGCCGCCGCCTACAAGCGTGGTCAAGACAACGCACGTAGCACTATCAGCGTTGCCAAGGAGACGGTTAAGCTGACCCACGAAGACTGGTTTGGTTATGACCTTGACCAATTCGACATGGATGAAAACGGTGCTTACACCGTGGAAAACGTCGTTCGTGAACACAACAAGATGATCACTATCCCGCACCGTGACAAGGTAGCCGTTCAAAAGCTTTACGACTCAGCTGGCAAGAAGGCCACTGGTTCAATCACTAAGGACAACGCCTTGGATGCTTACGATGCTGCCGAAGCCTACATGTTTGACAACGAAGTTCCAGGCGGCTACGTGATGTTTGTTTCATCAGCCTACTACACCGCACTGAAGCAGTCCGCAGCTGTAACCCGGACCTTCTCAACTGACGGCAACATGTCCATCAACGGGATCGACCGTCGGGTGGCTCAATTGGACGGTGGAGTTCCGATTGTTCGTGTATCAAGTGACCGCCTGAAAGGCACTGGTATCACTGACCATGTAAACTTTATTTTGACTCCACTTTCAGCGATTGCGCCAATTGTCAAGTACGACTCAGTGTCCGTGATTGATCCGTCCACTGACAGATCTGGCAACCGCTGGACCATCAAGGGCTTGTCTTACTACGATGCTATCGTGCTGGACAACGCCAAGAAGGGCATCTACGTCGCAGCCACTGCTGGTGCTTAATGGCCAAGTTTAAAGTAGTCCACGACTTTTGGGGCAAAAAGGAGCATAGATACTACTTCAAAGGCCAAACCATTGACGTGGATGATGACAGAGCGGAAGAATTATTAGCCACTCATCCAACTGTAGGCACTCCGCTGATTGAAGCTGCGACACCTAAGCGGACCGTCAAAAAGAAGGAAGAAGTGACTGAAAATGCCGTATCTGACGACAAGTGATTTTGACAAGCTTGGGTATGAGCTGAAGAAACCGGACAACTTCGACAAGCTTTTAAAGAACGCTACAACCTTAATCAACCAAATTTGTTCGTACTACGACCCAGCGTTCGCTTACCACGATCTGGATGCTGATGCAAAAGCCAATCCAGACAGCTATCTGTTTCGCCAGGCGATGGCTTTCAAGAAGGCGGTAGCCTTGGAAATGCTATTCCTGGAAGACAGTGGCTATTCTAGCGCCTACGAGCTCGCACAAGGCACTTTAAACTCCTTAACGGTAGGACATACCAGCATGAGTTTAAACCCCTCAGCGGGCCAGAATTTGACCGTGGGCGGAACCGGGGTAGTTGCCTCAGCATACAACCTGCTTGGACGCTACGGCTTGATTTTCAGCGGGGTGGCGAGCTCATGAAGTTCCCAATCCCCTATCAAATGGCGGTATCCACCATTCATTTAAAGCTGACCGACCAAAGTGCCAAAAAGGACCGCTACGGCCGCACAATCCCAGTTTGGGAGGGAGACATCACTAATTGCGTGGTAAACATGCAGACCACCTACTCTGGGACCAACAATGACCGTCAGCTTGTGTCTAATGGCTTGGTCATAATTTATGCCGGTTTTTCCGACCCAGTGCCGACCTTGACCAAGGAGAATCTTGGATCAAAGCTGACCTACCAAGGTCTAGATTATACGGTGACCAATCTAAATCGGTTTGATCAACCTGGCACGGAAGACCTTTATTGCTATGAGCTGGAGGTAATCTAATGAGCGATTTAAGCGTCTTTAATCGTATGGCCCAGAGCACAGGATCTCGAAACGTAAGGCTCCAGGTGCTCAATCAGATGCACCAAGACATGGAGCAGTATGTGCCGAAAAGGGCAGGATTCTTGAGATCCCAAAGCTTTGTCAACGACACAGGCGTCCATTACACCGCCAAATACGCGAGAGCGCAGTTCTACGGCTTCGTAAATGGTCACCGGGTACGAAACTACTCAACGCCAGGAACGGGCCGCAGATGGGACTTAAGGGCCAAAGCGGTATACAAAGCAGATTGGCAGAAGGTGGCGGTTGCCGCCTTCTTAAAGGAGGCCAAGGGTGGATACTAAGCAACTCGATTTAGACGACCGCCTGGCGGACTTCTTCGACAAGGAGACAGGTGGAACAATCATGCTGGGACACATGCCCGAAAATGGTCAAGTAAGCCTTCTGCAAGATCCTGGATCTGCTCCAACGGGCGCGCCATACTTCAACGGTAACGAGCCGATGAGCATGCAGTACGAGGTTCTCTGCTCAACGCAGGACTATCTTACCGCACGCCAACTGCTGAGCCCGATTGCTAACGCGATTTCAAAAATCAGCGGTGAAACAGTGCAGTCCCAAAATGGGACTTTTACATGCGATCATGCTGAAGTCACCGGTTTCCCTTTCAACCAGCTGGTTGACACGTCCGGGAAAATGTTCTGGATCACTAACTTTATTGTTTACATAGATTTAATAAGAGAGGAATAATAAAATGGCACTTACCGAAACACAACCATACTTCCCGCACAACTGGCAGACGGGATATTTTATCGATACTAAGGGCGGCCTGGATCCAAAAACTGCTACTACTACTACTAGCGCCAGCTTCGCCAGCCTTGCATCGTTTGTCACTGGTGTAACGCCAGCGCCAAACGATGTTAATGACACATCAATCTATTTTGCAGACGAAGACAATGCTAGTCCAGAAAAGACTGGGACCGCCTACACTTGGGCGGTTACTGGTCATGTTCTGGTTGGCGATCCAGCTTGCGACTACATCTTAAATTTGTACCAAACACATGCAACTGGCAACGCCGCCAAGACCTTGCTTAAGATCGTTTATCCAAACGGCAAGACCTTGATCACTCGTGTGGTCGTGCAAAGCATTGTCGTCGGTGGTGGTAACGGGAACGCCAAGCAAACTTTGACCTTTACCCTTGCTGAATCGGGCAAAGGCATTTTGAGCGACAATGTAGGCGCGTAATTAAGAAAGGAGGGCTAGCTTAATGGCTGTCCCTCTTTTTTACTAGGAGGTAAAAAATGACTGTTTTAACTTTAAACACTAACGTCCCACACATCGACGTCCAACTAGATGGCAAGTCTTATACAGTTTACGCCAATGACGAAAATATCAGAATTGCCAGCTCAATCGCTAGCCAATCGACCAATGTCCAAGCCAAGCTGACTGAGTTGGCACAAGGGCAGCCAAGTGAAGACGAAATTTCTCAATTGCTGGGCGATTTGAAGGCCACACTGGTCAACGCAATCGACCAATTGCTTGAACCAGGTGCTGGTGAAACAATTTGGAAGCAAACGCACGGGTCTTCTGAGGCAGTTGCCCGGGCAATTGGCCAAATCCAGGAAGCACTGAAGCGGGAGCGTGAAAAGCAGGCCAAAAGTGAACAAGCCAAGCTTAATGAGGCCTTCCCGGTAGCCCGCGCAAAGAAGCGGAACAAGAATGCTAAGCCTGTCAACGCCAAGTAAGGAAGACCACCAATTTATCGAGCTAACCACCGGGATGTTTGAGCTAGATTACTCATTTGACAATGTCTTGCGTTGGTTCAATTTGGTTGAATCTGATCTCCCTGATGAGGTTAAGGCCACACGAACATTTCTGATGTTCATAGGCCCAGTGGACGCCACCGACGAAGACGTGCTTGAGACTTTCAAGCGGGTCTCCGAAGATGTCAGTCGGCATCCCTATGGCAACACGATTGAGAGTGATCCAGTCGGCAAATGGGATCGGGCTTTTGATTTTGAACTTGACTCTGGGGCTATCTACGCCAGTTTCATGCAAACTTACCACATCGACCTGCTGGAAGAGAAGGGCAAGATGAGCTGGTTTAAGTTTAAGGCCCTGCTTGATGGTCTGGATTCCGAATCTATTTTTGAACGGATCGTCCGGATCCGCAAGGCCGACTTGAGCGACTACAAGGGCAAACAGCTCAACGAAATAGTGGACTGCAAGGAATACTACAGTCTGGCCCAAACTCCAGATGATCAAAAGGCTAAGAACGACTACGAAATGCAGAAACAATTTGAACAGATGGGCCTCACATAGTCAGATGTAGAAAAAACGGTAAAAGCCAAAAATGACAAACCCTACTCTCCGTAAGGCTCGCGGAGCCTATTAATTTCTCGATGTAGAAAATGTAGAAAACTGTAGAAATGATGAGCCTTACTCTACGTAGGGTTTATAGTACTTTTTCTACATTCTACATGTTATATAAATAATAAAATATATTATATATAATATATAAGTTATATAGCATAAACAAGGGAACATATTGGGAACAAGTAGGGGATATATTTATATAATGTTGCGGAACGGTGTAGAAATGTAGAAAAGTACCTTTAAACCTTGCGGCTGTAAGGCTGAGGGTAGTTACAAACGTTCTACATTTTCTACATCGGTGTAGAAAATACACCACGAATCCTTGCAGCTGTAAGTCTCGTCGTGGTTACGATTATTCTATGTTTTCTACACTACCGTTAGAAAGGGGGTAAAAAATGGCTGATGGAGTCGTAACAATCGACTTAAAATTCCCGGCTAACGAATCGGGATTTAAATCCGATGTTGCCCAGGTCGAAGAGATCCTTAAAAAGATGGGGTCGGGCACTGGCAATCAAGCGGTGGCTAACTTCAATAGAAAAGCCAACGACCTGAAAACTATCGCCAACGAGGCGGGTGGCCAAGTCTCTAAGAGTGTAAATAGCGCTGGTAAACAAGCGGGTAACCAGATGCAAAAGAATTTTGCATCTACCGCAAGCGAGGTGGAAAAGGCCGCAGAGAGAGTGGCAGGAAACGTGTCAACTACTGCCACTACCATGGGCAAGCATGCCGGGGTAGAGATGCAGAGCAACTTTGGCTCTAACTCCAACGACGTCAAAAAGTCGGCGTCAGGTATGGGCCAAGATGTCGATCGGACTGCCAAGGGCATGGGTAAAGGCGCTGGCGATGAGATGGCCGGATCTGCACGAAAGAACATTGGCGAGGTAAAAAACGCCTTTGGCTCACTTGGGGATTACATCAAGGGTTCCTTTATCGGTAGTGCACTGGAGCAAGCAACCGAAAGGGTAGCTGATTTCTTTAAAGACATGGTCACCCAGGCGACTGAATCCTTTGACGCCTTAAAGAGCTACACGTCAACCATGAAGTTTGCCGGCTTTGACACGTCCGAAATCAAAAAGGGCGAGGAAGAACTTAAAGAATATTCCAAGGAAACCATCTACAACGTGGGCGAAATGTCCAATACCGCGGCTACTTTGGCCGCCAACGGCGTTAAAAACTATATTGACGTTACTAAGGCCCTGGGTAACCTTGTCGCCGTAGCGGGTGGTAGTACCCAGGACATGCAATCGGCATCTCTGGCCTTAACTCAAATGGTTGGGGCTGGCAAGATGTATGCCGGGGACTGGAACCAATTCATTAACGGCATTCCTGGTGCTTCTGGCAAGCTTAAGAAGGCGCTGAAAGATGCAGGGGCATATACTGGCAACTTCAAAGATGCCATGTCTAAGGGCCAAATTTCGGCCCAAGAAATGATCGCGGCAATCGAGAAACTAGGCAACACCCAGATCGCTAAAAAGGCTGCCACGGACACAAGCAAGTTCTCGGTCGCTTGGCAAGGAGCACAAGAATCAGTCCAGGACGGTGTCTTGGCACTGATGGATAGCTTGGGGACCAGCGGCTTCACCGGAGCAATTTCGGCAGCTGGTGACAGTGCCTATAATGCTCTAGCGTCGATCGGTAAATGGATTTCCAAGCACAAGGACGAAATAGCCACGCTGGGGAAGAAACTAGGCTATATCAAAGACAACCTTGAAGAAATTGGCGGCGAAATTGGCCAAGGATTTATCCAGTTCTTTAAAGACAGCTACAAGTGGATCAGCAAAGTCATTGACAAAACGGATGATGGTAATGATGCACTGGATGATCTGGGACTGGCTCTGGACAAAGTCGCCAAAAATAAGGGCACTCTCCGGGCAATCGGCAAAGGCCTGGCGGCAATTACGACGGCGGCACTGGGGCTTAAAGCACTCAAAGGCGTAGCCGGGCTGGTAACGACCTTGGTTAAACCTTTTGCAAGACTAATCAGTCTCTTTATGTCCTTTAGTGGTGGCCCGATTATTCTGGCGATTGTCGCCATTGGTGCGGCATTCGTGCTGGCTTACAAGCATATCAAGCCATTTCGAGACTTTGTCAATGCTATCGGCAAGAAGGCCGGGTCCGCCTTTAGAGCGGTGTCTAGAGCCGTTTCTAAGGCATTTAAGCGGATTTCAAAGGCTATGGCCCCGATCGTCAAGGAATTTAAAAAGGCTTGGGGCCAATTGCTCAAGTTCCTTGAAGCACTCTGGAAAGATATCTCTGCTGTGGTCGTAGGCGCGCTTAAGATCCTATTCGTAGTTATGTCGCCCCTGCTCCTCGTTGTCATCGGCCTGGTGAAATTAGCCATGATCACGATTAAAGCCCTTATAAAGGGCGCCATGGGCTTTATAAAGACCATTTGGCACACAACTTGGAAGGCGATTGGAACCATTCTAAAAACGGCTTGGAACGTTATTAGAGACATCTTTAAGTATGAACTTAAAGTCATCACTGATATCCTTAAGCTTGGAACAGACATTCTTAAGGGCAACTGGAATGGTGTTTGGAAAGACATCAAGAAAATCTTTAGCGACGCCTGGAACGGCATGAAGTCGATTGTCCGTGATATTTGGACTGGGATCAAAGAATATGTTGCTGACGGTGTCAATGGCGTAATCGACCTCATCAACGGTATGATCACAGCAATCAACAAAGTTTGGAACTTCTTTGGCGGCAAAGGGGGCATCAACAAGCTCAGTCATGTCCACTTTGCAACAGGTGGCCAACTGGGCAGCGATGGGTCGGTTATGGCTATTGTCAATGACGACGGCAGTCCTGACCCGCGGGAGTTGATCCAGCGCAAGGACGGCACCTTGCAGATGTATCAAGACCGCAATGCCAAGACTATCATCAACCCAGGCGACAAGGTCTACAATTCCCAGCAAACCAAAGAAATCTTCAACTCCGTCGGCGTGCACTATGCCAAGGGCAATGTCGGCGGGGATATCTGGAGCGGCGTTAAGTCGTTCTTTGGTGGCGTAACGGATAAGCTTAAAAACGCTATTGAGTGGCTCAAGCATCCCTTGCAGAACACTGCCAAGCTGATAAAGAGCGCTACTGATTCCTTTATGTCAGTTTTGCCGGATAGCTTTAAGAATCTGGCAGGGTCGATGATCGGCAAGATGACCAGCATGATCTCCAGCAAGTTTAAAAAACTGATCCAGGGTTATAAGGACGACAACGAAGATGGCGGTGGTAGTGTTGGCAACCCAGGCGGTGCTGGCGTTATGCGCTGGAAGTCATATGTTGCTAAGGCCCTTAAGGCTAACGGTATCGAACCGACTGGCTATCGTGTTAGCAAGATCCTGGCAACTATCCAGCGTGAGTCGGGTGGTAATCCAAGAGCAATTAACCTTTGGGACAGCAACGCAAAAGCTGGTATTCCGTCTAAAGGCTTGATGCAAACAATCGGACCAACTTTTAACGCTTACAAGTTTGCAGGTCATGGCAATATCTACAACGGATACGACAACCTATTGGCGGCCATCAACTACATTAAGCATAGATATGGGACATCTGACGCCGCTTTTGCGCGTGTTGCCGCAAGTGGCTATGCAAAAGGCGGCGTTATTGATCGGGAGCAAATGGCTCTAATCGGTGAAGGAAACCGCACAGAATTTGTGGTTCCAAATCCTTCGGTTGCAGGCCCATCACGCACCTACGAGATGATTGGGCGAGCTGCAGCTTATGCTAGTCAGACAGACGGCGGTAACAGCTCTTTGATGAACGGAAACGCCTTGAAGCTCGTAGAGCGCAAGCTTGATGCGCTGATTGATTACAACGCAACCCAACTGGAAGAACTGAAAAAGCCAATGAGATCTTACATTTTGCAAAGTGACATCTACAAGGGCTACAACGAACAGCAGAAGCTCAACGATATGCGCGGATTTTTCGTCAGATAGGAGGCAGAAATGGCAGAATTAAATCCTTATTTCATCTATAACGGCATATCTAGCGCTAGTTATGGCGTTAAGTGCATGAAGTTTGCTATGCCTATTGCTCCTACGATGAACGTGGTCAGTGAAAGCATCCCCGGTGCTTATGGCAACTACTTCGAGGGGATCAACTACACCAGCAAGTCCTTTACATTTAAGGTCTACCTGGACACTAACGGCAGCCGTGAACGGATGCAGGAAATAACGGACCAAATGGCCGAATATCTCATCCTCTATGATGAAGACAACCCGGCCAGGGAATACGAGCTTGAATTTGGCTTCTGGCCAGATAGATTCTGGCTTGGCCACTTTAGCTCGATTGGCCAGCCTACCCTGCTTAATAACTCGTGGTTTGCGACCGTCGATTTAACCTTTGAATGCTCTAAACCCTACACCTTTTTAAATCGCGAAACAATCGCCTTAGACGGCGTCACAACTGGCAAGGGAATCGACATCAACATGAAGGGCAATGCTCCGACTCCAGTCGACATTCAAATCGAATCGAATAAGGACGCCAAGCATGTGGGCGTAGTGGTCAACGGCTCTGGTATCTTTGCGCTTGGCGAGGATAGAACGGAGCTCCAGGATAGAATCGTTGCAGAGTGGCAGGAAGCTTTGTCTGACGTCGGCGACGCAACAAGCGGATCCTTTACGAACTGGAATTTGAACCCAACGTCAGCGTCCAACATCAAGTGGGGGCAGAGACTTGCCCCGGTAATGGGCGGTGCTAACGCTATCGGTGCTTCCGGCATGTCCATTGGCGTTGGCACCAAGAAAAAAACTGGCTATAACCCGTCAAAGGACAAGAAGGGCAAGACCGGTAAGTACACCGTCATGAATTTTGGTACTGATGCCCAGGAAGCTAAAGGCACGACTGGTACTCCTTGGTATGGTCCAATTATGATCACGAAGGGCTTTGATGGCGGCGCACTTGATGACTTCAAAGTCGTCTTCCGACTTAAGCACGAAAAATTTAAGGGTCCACATAATGGCCGAGCAATGGGTGACATCGAAGTTCTTTTCCTTGATCCAAATGGCAACGCTTTTTTTAGGGCCGGTATCAAAGACCAAGCCAGCGGTTCCGTTCCGGTTCTTTACACACAAATCGGTAAGCCTGGCACCGACTGGATAAGTGGTGACTACGTCAACATTTACGGGCCAGCAAAGTCCTTCAATATCAAAAATTACAAAAATAAAAAAGTTCCGGTTTATACCGGGTCCAAAAAGGTCAAAAAGAGCGTAACGGTAATTAAGAAGGTCAGGGGCAAGAAGAAGAAGGTTAAGACCAAAGAGGACAAGACTGTTTACTACTACAAGTCAGAGCTGAATACCAATAATTTCTCCGAACTCTCGAACGCCTGGGTCGAATGGGAGGTGCACAAGGTCGGTAATGTCTGGAGGTTTTGGATTTACCAGCTGGACAAGGGCGGCAACCGGGTTAAGGACTATGCTAAGGGCAAGGTGCACTTCAAGAACACGAAGTATATAGACCGGGGTGGCAATTACAGCGCGAGCCTGGGTTCAATCGCAGTCGGAATGTTTAAACACTCCATCAAAGAAGACACGACTAATCCGCCTAATATCTACAGAAATGTCGATCCATCTCTAACCATGCTCAAGGCTTGGCGGCGTAACCCTAACTATGATTTGGCAAACAAGCCGATTCCAGTTGCGGTCCCTGCAGGCAGTGTCTTGGACTTTGACGGTGAAAACATGCAGACGACCGTTAATGGCACGGTAGTAGAAGAAGCTTGGGCGACCGACTACCCAAAGCTTAGACCTGGTAACAATAAGCTGGTCTTTGTCTCTGATGCTGACCTTAGTATGTCTAAGACCGTGATCTCTTATAATCCGAGGTTGAAGTAATGGCAACAAAACAGTACTACATCTTAAACGGAGAATTGAAGCGGATAGGGACGCTTTCGCTTGATGGGGCGACTGTGTTTACCAGTGATACGATCACTCACCAGTATGCGTCAGCTGACCAAACCAACAGTTCATACGGCGAAAATCCAGACGCTGAAGACACGACGCAGGCACGGAGCAAGAACCGGAAGTCAAAGGAATACAACCACTATGGCACGATTGTAGTGCCCCAAAAGCAGCCAGACAGCGCGAAAGTGGTGGAAGGTAACTACATCGCAAAGCATGACGACGTGTTAGATCGTTGGTACATCTTCCGCATCTGGCACACGACCGAAACGCTGCTGGCGTCAGGCTTAGCCGTTACATCGGCAGAGCTGATTGACCTGGGGCTCTGGGAGCTTTCCCACACGATAGTCCCGGCCAAGACCTACACCAACTGCACGGCGAAAACAGCCTTCCAGTGGTTAGCTCAAAAGCTGACCTGGGACTTGGACATGTCCAAACTGACTACTACGCTGACTATGTCAAAAATCGAATTTGACGGGACCAGCCGGGCTAGCTCCATGCTTCAAACTCTCCTCCAAGACTACGACCTGGAATGTGACTTTTACGTAAAAGCCACATCGAACGGCACGATCACGGACAAGATTTTTGAAGTTGGCAACAAACTAAACTCTGAAATCTACTCCGGCACCGTCTTCGTTGGTCAAAACGTTACCGGGTGCACACGTGACATCACGGGTAACATTGTCACTAAGCTCTATGTTTTTGGGCCAAATGGCGAGACAATGGCCTCCGCCAATGGTGGCAGAACTTACATCGTCGATGATGCTGCTAACCGTCAATATAACCCAAATTGGCGGACGACTTATCTAGAAGGTGCCTACACAAGTAACTCAACGACCGATGCACATGGCCTTAAAGCAATTGCCAAGACAATCCTGGCGGATACTAACCACCCACAGTACGCCTACACGGTCACAGTCCCACACACGATGCATCCCCGGCTGGGGAGTGTAGTTCGGACGGTCAACACGGACTTCACGCCAGAGATGGTTACCAAAGAGCGTGTCATGGCCACAACGGAAAGCTATGCTGATCCGTCACAGAACACAATCCAGTTCGGTGAGTTTCAAACCGTAACACGGATTACGCCAGCTTGGCTATCTAACTTCACGAATCAAATCGCTAACGCCGTCCAGAAGGCTATGCAGGACAGCTCATCGATAGATCCAGTAGTCTTGACTCCAGACGGGGTCGATTTTGACAAGTCCAACTCATCAAAGCGCGTGATTATCCAGGCTTACGAAGGCGGGACAAACATCTCAGCCTTCCTGGACAGCAACGGCTTTATTTTTCGCCAAATTTCAGAATCCGGCCAGTATGGGACAGCAACGCGGGGATACTTGCAATCAGTAACCGGGCTAAAGCTTGGAGAGTATCGGGCAACGATCGATAACGACTACTTTTCGACTACACCAGAAGTTGCGGCTGATCAGACTGCTGCCAAGTCTTTGGGCCGGTTAACGCCAAGTGCTAGAGGCAGGGATGCTACTGAACAATACGTTGTAAAGCTGAGCGACGGAACTTACTTGTCAAGCACCGCCTGGCCAGATACTAGTCATAGTTTGGATGGCCACGGTGATGATACGTTATACCAGCACTGGAAGAGTGATGGCAAAACGTTGATTGACGACATGCAAGTGGCCAGTGGCGGTCACGGCTCTAGCTTTGGTGTCAAAGAAGAAAACGGTTCAATCTGGATTTATGGTGTTACCAAGAATTTTGACAGCACTAGCAAGCGGTTTAGAATCTGCAAGTTCAAGTATCAAGGTGGCCAGGACATCACCTCAGCGGTTAAATCTGACACTGACACGTTTACGATTGGCCTAGCGTTTTCTGACAGCATTAGAGTCAACTACGATGCCAAGCATGACCTGATCGGGATCACCAGAGCTGATGGCCACTACGAAGTGCTGAAAGCCAGCCAAACTTTAGCAGGGGATCACGATATCTTGTATCGCATCGACATGACGCAGTATGGTTTTGACTTAAACAAGCAGACATTCCAATCATCTTGCCTGGATTTCCCCTATGTTTACTGGCACTCTGGGGACTATGACATGCACGACTATCGTATGCTTTACTGCGCTAATGTGGTGCACCAGGGCAAAGAATTCGAGCTCAACTATGACTTCTCGCAATCTCTTCCTTTAAGATACGACACAGTCGAGCCAGAAACGATCTGGATGCAACCAAATGGGAAGCTGCTGGCAAGCTTTAACTGCCACGATGCACAGGATGGTGAAAGCGTAGCCCACACTCACGCGATGTTTGAAATCCCAGTAACCAACCGCACGCCAATTATATTGACGCGGGGAACAATCCCAGAGTAATGAAAGGAGTAGGAA